GGCCAACGCCTACCGTAACAGCCCCGATACGGACTTCCACCAGATGGTGGCCGACTTGGCCGGAATTGAACGCAAAGCTGCTAAGACGATCGGCCTGGGTCTGATGTACGGCATGGGCAAAGCAAAGCTCGCCAACAGCCTAGAGCTTCCACTGGAAGAGGCCAGCGAATTGATCGCTACCTTCCACAACAAAGTCCCCTTCCTGAAGGGCACCGTGGATGCAGTGATGAAACGCATCGAGCACCCCGCATCAGGTGGCGCGATTCGCACACTCCTCGGTCGTAAATGCCGCTTCCCATTATGGGAGCCCGTGCAGTGGGGCGTGAACAAGGCGCTGCCGTATGAGCAGGCAGTCATTGAATACGGCTCACGGATCAAGCGCGCCGGCACCTACAAGGGTTTGAACCGGCTCATCCAAGGGTCTGCCGCTGACCAGACCAAGGCTGGCATGGTTGCACTGCACAAAGCAGGCTTTAACCTGTTACTGCAGGTGCACGACGAGATCGCCCTGTCGGTCAAGAACATAGAAGAGGCCCGCGAGGCCGCTGACATCATGGCCAAAGCCGTGAGCCTGGAGATTCCCTCACGGGTTGACGTGGAGGTTGGCACAAGCTGGGGTAGTGCGTCATGACTCCTCGTAAAGGTGATAAACCAACCGTCGTCCCAGCCTACCCAGAACCCTACATCCGAAAGAAGCGCAAGCGCGGGCGGCCACCCAAGAACGGAAGACCGAAGAAAGACGTCTTTGACGAGCTCAGGTCTTCACCCAGCAAGCGCGTCGGCTCACGGTTCAGGTCCGTGTCCACCCCAGAAGACGTGTTCTTCATGATCGGTGAGCTGTCGATCTTCTACAAAAAAACCAAGAGCGAAATACTGAGGGAGCTGGTAATACCCGCCTTCGATAAAGCGTACCAAGAATCACTGACCCTGCAACGGATTGCAGCCAACAAGCAAAAGGTAAAAGATGAAGTACAAAACCGAGATGACGTTCCCCGTCGAACTCACTTTTGAGATACTGGAACCTATGATGGTGGAAGATGTCCAACTGCCCGCGCAACTGGACATCACTAAGGTCATCCTCCACGTCGTCGGCCCGAATGGGAAGACCAGGCAGGTAGATGTCACCAAAAACCTATCTGAAGAGCAAACCTTCTTGCTTGAAGACGAGATTGTGGAGAACTTTACCCGTGAAGATTCTTAAAAGCGAACGCGCCGAAGAAGCAGTCGCGTGGTCCAAAAAGATCATCGGGATCGATCACGATACGGGAAAGGTCGTAGCGTTGAGCGTGGTCGACGATAACAACGACTTTCTGGCCGTCACCGTGTACTCCGCCTTTACAGACGTCAATATCGACATGCACATCGCTGCGCGGCCCAAGAGCAACTGGCTGTCACGCAGCTACTTCAACGCCTCCTTCGAGCTCCCCTTCAAAATTCTTAACGTCCCGCGCGTCACGGGTCCTATTCGCGCCAGCAACCTCGCTGCCCAGCGCTTCGTGAAGCGCCTGGGGTTTACCTATGAAGGGCGCCTTCGCAAAGCCTTTTTTGACGGGGAAGATCTGGTCTTGTACAGCATGCTGCGCGAGGAATACTTCAGTCATCCTTGGAAAGATGATAGTTGAGGAGTTGACAAGTGCATTGGAACTGTTAAGATCGAGGCTCCAACACAGAAAGGAGAAAGACTGATGTTACTGAAAGACCCCTCGACAGGCGTCATCCGCATCGATAAAAGCCCCACCCAGATGCGTTGTTACGACACTGGCAAGGTCAAGATCGGATGCGCTTACGTTCCCAAGCCCATGCCTATGCCCCCAGATGCAGTCCAAATTCAAGGGATTCTTCTGGGTCACAGGCCGCTCACCCTGGCCACCTTCGCAGTACTCGCGTACCTCGTAGTAATGGCACTTCTCTTCGCTCTCATCTTTTTAACCAGCATCTAAGGAACCCCGATGAAAACCTCTCAAAAAGTTCGCGCCTATCTGATCAAGAACCCCCATGCACTCATCAAGGACGTGGCAGCTAAGTTCAACTGCTCACTCCCCATGGTCTACAACATACGCTCCGCGATTCGCAAGGCGAGCGCCCCGGCCCCCATGTTCGTGGACCTCAGGCCAGAGGATCTCAATTCTGAACAGGCAGCGCCCGCTGACGAGGCCAGCCCCAAAAAGATCGACATAGATGCCACCATCAACGAGCGAGGCACCAGCTACGGCAAGTTCAAAGACGGCGCCGCATTGATGCAGAGTATCAAACGACTGATCACGGACCACGCGACAAAGCACAACAAGACCTTCACCGACGCTCAGTGGGAAGCCCTGGAGATGATCGTCCACAAGATCGGACGCATCGTCAACGGCAACCCTGACCTCATTGACCACTGGCTCGACATTGCCGGCTACGCTGTCCTGGTAGCAGACGGCCTGGAAGGCAACGACAGGTAATTTTTACATCCCATAGAAAGAGAGAACACGATGAACTTCACCATGAACATCCACCGCGTCAAGAACGTCCGATTGACCCAGCGTCGCTTTAACGACGTTGGCGAAGTCCACTACGCTACGCGCGACATTGTCATCGAAACCGATGAGGGCGAATTTGCGCTGACCCTTTTCTCTGAGTACTGTAACGACAAGGAGAACACGAGCGAACTTTTAGAGGTCAAGGCATGACTGCCTGGCGTAAACGGGAAATCAAAATGAAAGAGAATAAGGAATTTAAACGCTGGTGGGACGAGCTTTCCGCGCCAGAACAGAAGATGCTGGGGTTTAACAACGCGCTCTTCGTATGGCAGTCGGCCATTGAGTCACAGGAGTCCTTCCACGAAGGATTTGCTCAGGGCCGCGCGCATACTCACCGCCTGCAAATTTGCGGATGGGAGCTCTCAGACTGTTCTCAACCAGGCATGACATGGATTACCGCTTCCAATGGAGAGGGCGGCGAGTTCAAAAACCATGAATTGGCATTGGTGATCGGTAAGTTCTACGCGGAAAAGTTCTAAGGAGGCCACGTGACACACCCCATAATTGAATACATCAGAAAGAACGGCGGAGAACTTCCAGCAACGAAAATCCTCATCCCCGACATGACACTTGGCGCGATTAAAAATGCGCTGAGAAACCTTTATTTCGAAGGCGCACTGCTGCGAAGGGAGATTGTAGTTGAAGGATATAAAGAAAAGATGTGCCTGGCATATAGCCTGTCGGGCGAAGCCACAAAGATTAAATTAAAAAAGCCACCTGACTACAAAAAAATGCAAGCCTTTGCACTTAAAAAGGAGCCCGACTACGCCTACCATCTGCGCAACTTACCAAGACAGGAGTCTCACTGCCATGATTGAACGCGACGACATCATCCGCATGGCAGAGACGTGCGGTATACCTGAATTTGAAAACAACGAGTCACAAGCAGAAAACATCCTTCGCTTTGCCGCCCTTGTCGCCGCGCATGAGCGGGAAGAAGTAACCAAGCAAATTCAAGCTGAGATCAATCATTTAAAAACACAGATGATGCGATACAACACACACGACGGGGCATATAAGGCCGCGTTTTTGGCTGGCCAGATGGCCGCACGTGGAGGAAGCTGGGAATGAAATCGGGAGAAATGACTGACCGAGAACTTATGCAAAAGGCGCTGGATGCGTTGGAATACGCATCAGAACAAACAAAACCAGAAAATCTGTATGGGTGCGATTGTTTGATTTGCAAAACCATTCTGGCCCTGCGCGATAGGCTGGCGCAACCAGAGAAAAAGGAAGAGTGGCAATACGTCCAGAAATTGAATGCGTTTTCTTATCCGCGCCAGTGGGTCGGGCTGACGGATGAGGAAATTAAATTCCTGCTCAGTTGGTGGCCTAGCTACGAAGACGCCCCGGCTTTGGTTCAATTAGTTAAAGACGTGGAAGCCAAACTCAAGGATAAAAACAAATGAAAGCGAAGGCTTTGAAATTGGCTGATGAAGTTTTAGCAAAGGAATATGCACCACGACTTGAAATTGCAAAAGAACTTCGCCGTCTGCATTTAGAAAATGAACAACTCAAATCCCGCGAATGGGTCGGGCTGACGGATGAGGAGATTGGAGTGCCAACGGAACCGATACAACCTAATGAAGCAATCATGTTTGCCCGAGTAATTGAAGCCTTAATCAAGGGAAAGAACACATGAACGGAATACCAAATAAAAACGGCATGGTCCGGTTTTACGCGATTGGAAGGGCCGAAGGAGCATCGGCTTATCTTGGTTGGTATGACATGACCGATTGGAATGAAGGTTGGAAAAAAGTATGGGCCGACGCTGAAAACACAATGCGCCGAAGGGCTTGGGACAACGACTTAGGGTTTGAAGTTCTACGCCATGATCAGCTAGAAGATTTATCACACAACGTGCAGTCGGCGCTGTTTGAAGCTATGGAAGACCCAGATGAAAAGATACGGAATCCTTGACGACGAGGGCAAGGTGATCCGGTGGGTATGGCATCCCCCGCCATACCCACACATCGTCCAGAAAATTAAACGCCAGCGTAGACCGAAGCTGGACCTGTCTAACGTACCGGATGCACTGTTTTGAAATGCCCTGAATGTTTATGGCCGATGAGAACCAAAGACACGCGGCAGTGGAAAGACACCGCTAGAGATTTTAATTGGGTCGAGCGGCGTAGGGTATGTTCTCTGTGCAACTATCGTGTGATGACTATCGAAATGCCCAAAGATGTTTGGGCTAAATATACCGAAGGAAAAGATGATTGATTATTCTGAACCGTACATTGCCGCGAAGAAGCTACTTCAAGATGTACATGACGCGATGCTAGAACAAGATTATGATAGTGCTCTCTCGGCTGCTTTTCACGCATTAGTCGAGGTACGAATTATCCACGTTGCAATCCTTGACGCAAGAGACCGACAAGATGCCCTACGTAAACAAACCAAGGCCCTACAAGAAAGAGTATCAGCAACAGAAGGAACGGGGGGAACTACCGAACCGGATGGAGCGTCAGCGAGCGCGGCGCAAGCTTGACCATGATGGTGTTGATAGATCAGGTAAAGATGTCGCCCACGTTAAAGCCCTCAGTAAAGGCGGTTCTAACTCTGACGGAATCCGTTTGGAAAGTCCGTCCAAGAACCGTTCGTTCAAACGAAACTCTCAACGTGCGTTGGTCTCGGAAACGAGCAAACGCGAAAAGAAGTAGCGAAGCAGTCAGGTGTGAGTGTGCTTCGCCGGGGGGCGTGACGCCCCGTTTTAACCGCATCAGCCAAGCGGTGTCTTCATGATGCTCTATCTCCTCGGCATGTCGGGCTTGGCCGATTGACCCCCGTAAGGGGTCACCTCTAGTTATTTAGTGAGATTAAGTATGGATGAATATAATTGGCCGGGATTATACACCCCGTTCAAACATCAGAAAACGACGGCTGAGTTCTTAGCCACAACGGATCGGTCGTTCTGCTTCAATGAGGCGGGTACGGGCAAGACATCCTCCGTCATCTGGGCGGCAGACTACCTCATGAGCAAGAAACTTGTTAACCGAGTTCTTGTTATCTGCCCACTGTCTATCATGATCACCGCATGGCAAGCCGACATATTCAAAACGGCTATGCACAGAAGCGTTGCGGTTGCCTACGGCACCCCGGAGAAACGTAAGAAGATTATTCAGGGAAGCTACGAGTTTGTTGTGATCAATTACGATGGCGTGAACATCGTGTGGAACGAGATCTACCACTCAGGGTTTGACCTGATAGTCATTGACGAAGCCAACGCGTACAAGACTGTATCTACCAAACGTTGGAAAACCCTAAAGAAAGTGTTACGACCGTCCACCAGACTGTGGATGCTGACAGGAACGCCAGCTTCTCAATCACCTCTCGATGCCTATGGGTTAGCAAAGTTAGTATCTCCTCAACATGTGCCGCAGTACTTCACGGCTTGGCGCGATAAGGTGATGACGCAAGTCACACAGTTCAAATGGGTCCCCAAACCAGATGCTCAGAAGAATGTTTTCTCAGCACTACAGCCAGCCATACGCTTCAAGAAGGCGGACTGTTTGGACCTGCCGTCAGTGATGTATCAGACAAGACATGTACCTCTGACGCCGCAGGTCAACAGGTACTATAAGGGTCTCAAAGACCAGATGCTGATCGAAGCAGCGGGTGAGCAGATCACCGCAGTCAATGCGGCGGCGAAAATGAGCAAGTTATTACAGATCTCAGGCGGTGCAGTATACACCGACGAAGGGGATGTCGTTGAGTTTGATATCAGCCCAAGACTCAACGCGCTGATGGAGGTGTTAGACGAGACCGACAACAAGGTTTTGGTGTTCGTTCCGTACACTCATACCATCGACTTAGTATCACGTTTTCTTAACACTCAAGGAGTAGTCAGTGAAGTAATTAACGGAAGTGTATCCCCACGGGAACGAGAAAACATCATTAATCGTTTTCAGTCAACGCCCGATCCTCGGGTGTTAG